TTTTGGACTGTAAAAATGCCTCATGCAATTGGTTACGTGGATAATAGTGGTGGAACGCTCGCTCACTATAAAATGCTTGAAAAAATCCGTGTTGTTGCAGTGGCATCCACTTTTTGGGAGGTCATGCGTTATGACACCAGCGTTGCAAACCGCGAGCTTATCTTAAAAGGTAAAGGTTACACTGGTACTGAAGAAATTTATGTCGGTGTCCGGACCTATCAAGATGCGTCGGCAGATTATTACAACCTTTGTGTCGCTACATTTACAGGCTACGTACCATCCAATACTTTTGATACACAACCAGGCGTTAGATTGTCTGGTGTCCCTGCACATAACCAGCGTATTGATTACTGGTTAACAGTGAATCCGCAACGGATCGCCTGTTGTATGAAAGTGGGTACGCCAGTTTATGAGCATTTCTATATTGGAAAATTTTTTCCCTACGCACGTCCTTCACAGTACCCATATCCGATTGTATGTGCTGGCATGCTCAGTGGAGCTGCTGCTACTCGTTACTCAGATACTTCGCATTCTATGCCGTATAAGGGCAACCGTGTGAATTTAGGCATGCGATTCAATACTGGTGCTTACTTACAGCCTGAGATGCACCCATGGAATAACAACTATTTGGCGGGAACCACCCAACTACGTGACACCAATGATTCTTATCCATTGTTACCAGTCATTTTGAATGATGCGAATGGCGTTTATGGCGAGTTAGACGGTATTCGTTATGTCAGTGGTTTTAACAATGTAGTTGAAAACACCTGTGGCCCTGATTGGGTGGTTATGCAAGACGTGAGCCGTACTGGATTTACAGATTATATTGCATTAAAGCTAGACGCATAAGGAGAAGAATAATGGCTTATTACAATGGTGTTGCTTCGAATTACCAAGAGCTATTAAGCGTTCTTGTTAATAATTGCGTTACTGAGGGTTGGTCTTGGAGTGACTCTATCTTAAGTAAGAATGGTTGTTATATTAAATTAGAGACAATTCTTACAGGAAATGCTCCTGGTATTAGAGCAACTGGTGGAACTGGAAAGTCTGGTGCTACATTACTAAATCCTGCTGCCACAAGTCCTAGAATGGGTAATCCTGGCACTACAGCCCCCACACCTGTTTTCCCAGTCACGTATCATCTATTCATTTTTGAAAACGAAGTTTATTTCAAAATTAAATTTAGCTTGAATATTTTTCATTATCTGGCCTTTGGTAAATCAGATTTAACTTTACCAAGTTCAGGTCTATGGATTTCAGCAACTGCATGTAATGCAGGTGTGATTAGCGGAAATGGTATAACAATTACCCCTACGAGTGGTGGTGCTGGAGGTGGTGTCAATAACAGTCCAGTTGCACCATTCTGGAATCCGAATAGTTGGGGTGATGGTTGGTCAAATGCTGTTATGGCACACGGATTTGATAATGTGATTTGGTCTAACGGAACGAACAAAGCCGTTTTTGTTAATTCACTTGCTCCATTAAATGTAAGGTTACCCTCGGCTTGGTCAGCGGAGTCTGTTCTTTTGCCAATTTCTATTTATGTTGGTCGGCCTTCATCTAAAGTAAGCCTTGCCTGTCAATTTCAAAACTCGAGATATGTCAGGATTGATAATTACGAACAAGAACAAATCTTACAAATTGGCAATGACCGATGGATGATTTTTCCTTTTTATAAAAAAAACTCAACATCCCGTGATGGCGGTGGTGGAATTGATCATACGGGGACTTTTGGCTGGGCTATCCGTTATGACGGACCATAGGAGAACCACCTATGGCAAATCTCAGTTTTTGGCTAACCCAAAGCCCACTCAATCCTGACCATAACCCCTTAATCACTGTTGATTTTGAGGGTTTTACAGGTGAACAGTGGTATCCCTACCATGAGTCCATGGTATCCATTTCACCTGTATTTTCACTCACTACACATTATCCAGTTGAAGCAAATGGTCGTGAAATTCAATACATCAAAACTACAAGCTATTTTGACGACTTCTACAACCGTATTCATATATCCCCAAGCACGTTAGAACTGGGGAATGTCGCTTCTGAGCAAGTGAGTACCATCAACCTTTGGAATGCTTACCTAACACCTAAAATTCTTCAAAATATTGAAGGTATTGAAGAAGGCTTAAATGTATCAGGTCAGCCAAATCCGCCATTTACATTTGCTGCACTACAAGAACGTGCATGGAATGTCAGTATTTTTCCTGATTGCCCAACCACGATTGATGCAAACATCATTTGGCAGTTTGGTGAAGACCAAGCCATCTTGCATATTACAGGCACACGTATTGTCGCCTTTGGCTGGTTGGTGGATTGGTCAAAACCTGTCACTGAAACCTTACAATGGCTCACTGACATACTGCAAAGCAAAACAGGTCATGAGCAACGTCGTAGCTTACGTTTATCGCCACGGATTCAGTTTGATGCAGAACTATTGCTATACGATGCAGAGCGCCAATTCTTTGACTTGGCCATGATTGGCTGGGGTGCAAAAAACTTTGCTATGCCGATCTGGCCACAACAGCAATGGTTAAAAACGTTTCATACTACGGGTGGCATGATCATCTATTGCGATACAACCTACCGTAATTTTAAAGCTAATCGTTTAGCCATTTTACGTGGGCAAACTGCTTTTGATAATGAAACAGTAGAAATTGAAAGTGTGCTGTCAGATCGACTGCTTTTGAAACGTCCATTGCAGAAGTCATGGGCTAAAGGTACATGCCTGTCACCCGCCATTACAGTGCGATTGACTGGACAGCCAAATCTGCTCAAACGCACGGATCGTATGATGCGTACCGCCATTTCTTTGACTGCGACTGAAACCCTGGATCATAGCGAACAAATGCCATCCACGCTGTATCGTAGCTATCCTGTATTGGAGCAAGCCCCGAATGAGAAAAATGATTTAACCCATTCTTATGAGCGGTTGTTATCGCAACTGGACAATAAAACGGGTCTGGTATTGCAAAAAGATCATGCTCAGGAAGCCTTTGGTTTATATCAGTACGATTGGATGACTTACGGTCGCCAAGAACAAGCTAATTTACGCGCTTTATTCTATGCCTTACGTGGTAGTCAAAAGGCTCTTTGGTTGCCAACATTCAGTGATGATCTAACGCTTAAATCCATCATTGTTGCCAGTGGTCAAACCTTAGATGTGCAATGGTGCGGTTATAGTCGTTTTGCTCAATCACAACTGGGCCGTCAAGACATTCAAATCAGGCTTAAAAATGGAACTGTGCTGTACCGTCGTATCACCTCATCCACAGAGTTGGATAGCAATACCGAGCGTTTAGCAATAGACCAAACTTTTCCCGTTCAAATCTTACCGACAGACATCATTCGTATCAGTTTTATGAGCCTTTGCCGCTTATCTAACGACAGTGTGGTGATTGAACACCTGAACGATAGTGATGGTATTGCCAAATCATCGGCAACATTCCGTGGAGTGCGTGAATCATGAGTTTTGCAGAATTTGAAACATCTTTGCAAAACGGACGACCTGTCCGCTTATATCAGTTCCAGCGTGGTCCATTGAAATGGGGCTATACCAATGCAGATCGGAACATTAGCCATCAAGGTATTACGTTTAGAGCACCTGTAGGTGGGATTTCTGATGATGGTATCCGTCAAACGGAAAATACAACTTCAGACCTTCTGACTCTCACGATGTCTGCTGAACTTGATATCCCTAAAATGTATCGTATCGTAGCACCAGCTCAGACCATTAGTGTGACCATTTTTGATTTGCATTATGGTGACAATGGTTTTCTCGTTGTTTGGATGGGCATGATCGTCGGGGTGAAATTTCCGAATGATTTTACAGCCTCAGTGCAATGCCAGACTTTAGCTGCATCATTAGAACAAACAGGACTGCGTAAAACATGGACACGCATATGTCCACATCAACTCTATAACCCCGACTGTGGTGTAGCTCGTAATTCCTTCCGCGTCGATGGACAAATTAATTCACTTGATGGGGTCAGCATTAATTTCCCTTCCGCAGCAGCTAAAACTGATGGATGGTATTCAGGGGGATATGTCGAATGGACCAGTCAATATGGCAGTGAGCAACGTGGCATTGAATTACATCAAGGAGCGGTGCTGTCTTTATATGGCGGCACTTCAGGCTTAGCTGCTGGCCAAATAGTTGCTATTTACGCAGGTTGTAATCGTCTATTTACGACCTGCCAAACAAAATTTAATAACGTCTTAAATTATGGGGGTACACCTCATTCACCAGGCAAGTCTCCATTTGATGGCACACGAGTATTTTAGGAGCAAACTATGTGGATTCAAATTGCTCTATTCGTAGCATCATTAATTATCAGTTATGCATTACAGCCTAAACCACTTCAGCCTAAAGCAGCTACGATTGATGATTTTGACTTACCTACTACAGAAGATGGAACGCCTAAAGTCGTCATTTTTGGTGATGTTTGGCTTACCTCCTGGTGTGTGATTGGTTTAGGGAATTATCGTAATAAAGGCATCTATAAAAAGCAGAAAGGCCTTTTTGGATCAAAACGAACCAAGACAGGCTATCGCTACTTTATGTCATTGCACATGGGGGTTTCTTTAGGTCTTGATGATTTAGTTGAAATTAAGGTCTCAGATAAAACAGCATGGAAAGGCACGATTTCAACTGCTAACCGCAGCACGATCAGCATCAACCAACCTAATTTATTTGGTGGTGATGAAGCTGAAGGTGGAATTCAAGGCAGCATGATCATTATGCGTGGTGCAGCCGATCAACCCGCATTAGCAGAGTTGGAAATGATGTATGGCACAGTCATCAGAGAAGGCTATTACGAAAATGTTGGGGTTGATTATCCTGGTAGTAAAGGTGACTGGGTACCACCCATTATTGAACCAGCAGCTGTGCCAGCTTATCGTGGTTGTGTAACGTTTTTCTATGATGGCTTAATCTGTTCAAACTCCCCATATCCTAAGCCGTGGTCATTCCGAGCACGACGTACAATTTCTAATTGGGATGGTGCCACTTGGTATCCTGAAAAAGCTACGATTTGGATGAGTAACAACCAAATTAAAGCCATGAACCCTGCTCATATTATTTATGAGGCTCAAACCAACCGTGTTTGGGGGCGTGGTTTTGCTTCAAGTCAAATTGATGTCGCAAGTTTCAAAGCAACAGCGGATCAACTCTATACTGAAGGTTTTGGCTTATGTTTGGCATGGCGTAGACAAGACAGTATTCAAGCATTTATTCAAGAAGTCCTCGATCATATTGGTGCAGCGATGTTTGTAGATCGTATGACAGGGCTTTGGCGCTTAGACCTAATCCGAGATAACTATGATGTGGCGACATTGCCAAGCTTTAACTTCAGTACAGGCTTACTTCGTATTGAAGAAGATAATAACGCATCAAATGACTTGGTCACCAATCAAACCATTATTTCTTATATTGACCCAATTACCAATGAGTCACGACCAGCACGGGCTGAAAACTTAGCCGCGATTCAACGTCATGGCATCATTTTGCAAAATAAAAATTATAATGGTTTACCCACTATAGATATCGCTGGGCGTGTTGCAGCGCGTGATATGAAGGTCGCACAAAGCGGTTTGAAGCGCTTTAAAGTTGTATTAGACCGAAGTGCTTACGCGTTACAGCCTGCATCGGTATTTAAATTAGAGCTACCTGAACGCGGTATTAATTCAATTGTCGTTCGTGCGGTACGAGTTGAACATGACTCTATAACGAATGGTGAAATCACAGTAACAGCTGTTCAAGATGTCTTTGGTTTACCCGCTACAAACTTCATTCAAGACCAGCCCAGCTTATGGCAGCCACCTAATTTAGATCCTGTACAGATCACAATAGTTAAGCTGTTGGAAATTCCATACGCTCAATTGCTGGAAAACTTCACCGTTGAAGATATTGGTCGCATGACCAATCAAGCTTATCTCATGCCTTTAGCACGTAAGCCAAATACACTTCAGCAAGATTTCAATATATTGGCAAAAACACTGAGTGATAGTGCTTATGTGGACGTTGGTGAAGGACAGTATATTTTCAATGCCTCATTGGCTGAAGCTGTGCCTCTTGGTGCATCCTCTGTTTTGGTTACGCTCACGCAAACTATAGATGAAAGTATTGTCAGCGTTGGTCAATGTGTATTGATCGATGATGAAATATTTAGAGTTGATGCAGTACTCAACACAGGTAATCAAGTCATGCTTGCACGTGGTTGTATTGATACTGTACCAAAAGCGCATAGCCTAAATACTATGGTTTGGTTCTATGGTGATGTGGCGACAGCTGCTGAACGTTCTTTCACAGGTGGTCAGGTCGTCAATTTAAAACTACTTTCAAGAACAACCACTGGAGAATTCAGTGAAGCCTCTGCCAATGTATTGAGTATCACTGGTCAAAACCGCATTGCACGACCATATCCTCCAGCAAATGTTCTATTGAATGATGTGGCTTATCCAGCGACAGTGAGTGCTTTAAACAAAGTGTCATGGCGTTTTCGTAATCGTGTAGTTCAAGGCACTTCCATTGTTGATCAGCAAGCCGTTACTACAGTGATTGAAGTAGGTGTGACTTATAGCATCAAACTTTATAAAAAGACCTCTAGTGGTGGTTCATTTGCACTGGTTGCTGAGAAAAGTGGTATGACTGATTCAACGATCTATATCAACCCAGTGCCAGATCAAACAGGCACAACATTAATCGCCGATTTTAGTAATGCTGTTGCAATTCGTATCGAACTTTATGCAGTGTTGAATAGTTTAGAGAGCCTGCAAAAGCATGTGATTGATGTGGATATTGTCGTATAGGTGGTTTTAAACCAGTTTAAAAGATTTGCTGGCGAAGTAAGTCTACATTCAAAGTTCTTTAATAATTTAGTTTTATCAATTTTTAGGAGATAGGAATGTGACTGAGAAAACGTTAAGCATTGCGACTGTGGCGACTGGTGTGCTTACTACTGTAACCAAAGGTCGGACCCTCTATCAAGCAGCTGCAAATGCCATGGATGCTGTTGAGGTTCAAGGCACCTTGACTGGTGCAAAGAAGAAAGAAGCAGTCATGGCTTTTATTAAAAGCATGGTTATTGATATTGGTTCAAATTGGGATGTGTACGAGAAACTTATCTCAACTTTTATCGATCAAATTAAAACAGCCTACAACGCGGTAAAAGATCTATTCAAGTAATTGGGTGGAGATAAATACTGGGAGCTGCTCATTGCGTCAACAATAAGCAGCTCTCATGACAGGTCTAGTGTCATAAGCAAGCCCAGCAATCGCGATCACGATTGCTCAAGCATACAAAAATGAAAAGCTTTTGCACAAGGTGGAACTGTATGAAAACTAGCCCAATTATCCCTTGGATGGGTGGTAAGCGTAAACTTGCGTCGCGCTTGATTCCAAAATTTCCAAAACATGACTGCTATGTAGAGTTGTTTTGTGGAGGAGCCGCTTTATATTTTCTAAATCCTGAGCCTGCAAAGGTTGAGGTCATCAACGACGTTGATGGTGAGCTAATCAATTTATATCGCGTTGTTCAGCATCATCTTGAAGAATTTATAAAGCAATTCAAATGGGCTTTAACCAGCCGCACTATGTTCAAGTGGTTAAAGGAAGCCTATTGTCCTGGTCTAACAGATATCCAGCGTGCAGCTCGTTTTTACTATCTACAACAGCATGCTTTTGGTGCTAAGCGAGTTGGTCAGAACTTTGGCTATGCACCATCAGGTCGACCTATCAATCTATGCAGAATCGAAGAGAATCTCTCCGAGGCTCATATAAGGTTGTCAGGGACTTATGTTGAACAATTAGCTTGGCAGGATTGTTTTAATCGGTATGACCGAGAGTACACATTCTTCTATGCAGACCCACCTTACTTCGATACAGCAGGATATAGTGTTGATTTCGGCTATGA